GAAGAGTTTACAGATAGAGAAAAGACATTCTTATTTGGAGGAATTCAAAGATTGTTTGGGCAATGTGCTGCAAAGTGTGGGCGCATAACTATATTCTCGAAAGCCAATGCGTGTAAAGATAACTGTATTGCTAAACGTGATGCAGCTATTAAAGCAGGTAGAGCGAAGATGAAAGCAGCTAAAGCACAAGCAGCAGGTAAAACTGCTAAAGCAGCTAAATTTACACAGAAAGCCAAAGATATTCAAGGTTACGCTAAATAATATAAAGAATACCAAGAATAACTAAATAGATCCGAAAGGAAAGGAGATAGAACTAATGACATTCACAGGTTTTCAAACGAAGTATCCGGAGTATGAAGTTATTACTCCACAGACAAAGAAGTCATTCACTTTAAGATCTTTAACCGTTCAGGAAGAAGAAAGACTTAAAGGAAGTCTTGTAACACCGACAAAAATAGCTGAGCATTTAAACTCTTGTTTATTTCAGTCACTTGTTAAGATGCCAAAAGAAATTGATAGTTTAGATACGTTTCTTAAGAATATTACTTTAAAAGATAGAGATGCTTTACTATATGGCTTATATCATATAACTTATGAAGAGATCCGAAATTACGAAGTTAGATGTACTGTATGTGCAAAGGAGTACCAAGTAACCGTACAAGCGTCAAGCACATTCAATTTTAATAGTTATCCAAAAAATGATGTTCTATCTGCAAAACTTAAAGTTAAATTACCAATATCTACTGGAGTTACCGCAGTTGTTAAACAACCAACTTTGGTTGATGAAATGATGGCTATTAAAAATTTAGCTAACAGACCAGGAACTTCATTAGAGATTATTACCGAAACTTTAATTCTTGATAGTTTTGAGCAAGATATTGAAGAAAAGACTGAACCCAAAGTTTATTCAGATCGAATTGATATTATGGATGCTTATTTATCTTTACCAGCTAAAGATAAACGAGTAATATTTAAAGCGTACGAACAAGCTTTTGGTAAGTATGGTGTTGAACTAAAGATGAAGAGTTATTGTTCTTCTTGTGGTAAGGAAGATGAGTTCGATATAGATTTGGTGGACAGCTTTTTTCGTTCACTGTATGAAGCATAGTGAATTGGTAGATTATAAAGATGAAATTAATGAAACCATATATGCATGTATGGAAATGAGTAAACAATCATATATAGAAGTTTGTATGATGCCTTTCAAGAGATTTCAAGATTATATGAAGTGGAAGTCTAGATTAGAAGAAGAAAAACAAAAGCGTATTGAGGAAGAAACAAAAAAATAATGGGGTAAATTATGGCTGATCTACTTAGTAGATTTAATCAAAGTGTTGCTGGATCTAATTCTAAACTTGCAGATTATCAATCGGTAATTGCAAGCTATGGAGATTTTAGAAGAATCTCTGATCTTGAAGTTATTCTTTCTTCTTGGAATAACATATTAATTACTCCAAGAAGAAGTTATCAATTTGATCCGGAATACGGCAGCGATATTTACAAACTTATTTTTGAACCTGCTGATGACGACACATTAGAAAGAATAAAAACTGAGGTGATTGATACGCTATTAAAATATGATGATCGAGCATCAATTGAAGGCATTGAAGTAACCATTCTTCCAAGTCGTAAAGGGTTTAACATATCTGTTGATGTTAGATATGAGGGAGAGACTGGGCAGTTAGAAGTGGTTATTGACGAAGAAGCGTATTTTAAGTTTTTTGATACATCATCGGGGACATAAAAAATGATTACAGAACAAGATAGAAAAATACTTAAAGAAGTCGGGAGACAATATTTGCTTGATATTGCTCTAGATAGTCAACTTATAAAAGACAAACTTACATTCAAAGAACATCTTAGATTATGTGATATGGTTACTGAGTTGACTTATGAAGAAGTTATATCTCTTACGGTTACTGAAAGTATTAGAGATTTTGAAGGAAAGTTTTCAAAATTTTTAAAATATGGTATTGCTGCTATTGCTGGAATGGTTTATGGAACATCGATGTTAGCAGGACCTCCTACTGCTATGTTTATTTTATATCTTTATAGAAAAGCAACAGATACATGTAACTTAGCATGTATTAAAAAGTTTCCACTTTCAACTGCGAAAAAAATCTGTAAAGCTGAGTGTAAAGTTGAAGGGGCAAGACGTATCGTAAATGAGATTCGTTCTGAAATGAGTAAGTGTTCTCAATTTGAGAATGCTACTAAATGTGAAAAGGCTCTTCAAAAAGAATACATTAAATGGTCAAGACGTTTGCAGTCTCTTATGATTAAACTAAGTCAAGCCAAACTTGGTACAGAATTAAAAGCTAGAAAAGCAGCTGCTAAGAAAGCACAACAACTTGCTGCTAGCTATCAAATACCTAAAACACATCTTATTAAAATGATATCTGAAAATTCTGCAATAAGAGAAAAAATAAGCTTTAGAAATCATATAGAACTTTATCATGATATATTAAAAGAAGATGAATATAATATTGAGCCACCTAAGATTGATCCAAAGAAAGAAAAGCTAGCACGACAAATTTTATATATGGGACTGTGGATTGTCCCCATTCCATTCTTCAATGATTTAATTAATTATCTAGTAAAAAAATATAGTTTTACTTGTATGACCAAGTGTGTTCAACAAAACAAATATCCGAGAAATGTTTGTTATGGTAGGTGCTCATATGAGTCAGCAAAATATGTCGTTGGTATTTTAAATAAAAGTTTGGGGACATGCAACAAAGCAAAAGATCCAATTAAATGTAAAAAGAAAGTATATAAATTATTAGAAGATTGGAAACAGAGAGAGGTTGAAGCAAAAATAAAATTTGAAGGGTTGCTGAGAGCTGAAGTTAGAAAAGCTCAAGAGATAAACAGAAAACAAGGATTGAAAAAATAATGACGATACAACATTACTCACGTATTTATGACTATATTCATGAGTATCAAAATTTAGTATATGAATATTATAGTAAACATGTCATATCGTTTTTAGTTACATATTATAATTTAAATATTGATGACACAATTTGGGAAGATGAAGATATTATGGGTGGTGCATACGAACAAGTGGGAACTTTAACCGGAATTAAACGAAATAAAATTTTGCTTCTCCCAATCTATTATACTGAGGACATAAATGTTCAATTTGATGGTCAAGAGTTCGGATACAATAAAGATACTGAAGTAACATTTGTTTTTCCAAGCTCATATAATTTCAAACCATATCCAAATGATATTATTAAATTAGAGCAAGAATTTTTAAGACCTACTAATGACACATACCCCCTATATATTGTATCAGGTGTTGAAATTCATCCAAATACAGATAAGCGTTTTTGGAAGATAAAATGTCAGGTATTTCAAAGCGAAACTCTTCCATCTGTTGATGCTCAAGTTGAAAATATATATTCGTTTGTTGAATATGATAAAAACATACACACGCTAGCAGACTCACAATTTATGAGCAGATTATTATATAAAGATTCAAATCTTAGAAAAATATTAAAGGGTTTATTTGATAGTAGAGTTGGATTCTATTATCCGCCAAGAGATCCTTTAGTTTGTTAGGAGATAAAGGATGACTGATTCATTATCAAGTCAAATATATCTGTCTAGAGATAGTATTAGAGAACAGATAGCAGCGCAAGTTCAAGCGTATTTAGAATTGGAGAATGTAGATCTAACGAAATCGTCATTCCTTTCTTTCATGATTGATACAGTTTCAACGCTAACAGGAAACTTATTATTCTATCAAATTTCAGCTTATAGGGAATTCTTCCTTACAAAAGCACAACTCCCAGAATCAATTCTAAATCTTTCAGCGTTTCTTGGTTATGATACAAGAGAAGCTACTCCTGCCGCAGGTAATGTTCTAATAACTATACCTTTTGGATTTGATGATCTATTAACTGTATTTTCAATACCTGACAGTTTTGTTTTTACAGCTGATGGGGAAGTCGAGTTCAGAACTTATTATACAACCACGATAACAGTAACAGGTAACGCAAGTGTAGCAATTGAAGTTGTCGAAGGTAATAAAAAATTTAATTTACCGGTTGACGTAACGACTGAAGATTTTAGTTTTGTTCTTCCATTGCTTCAAGTGAAAGAAGTAGTTCAAGAATATCAAATTGATAATGATGTGCAAGAATATCAATTTGTAACTTTAGATGTATTAGTTGATGGTGAAGTTGCAGGTCTTGTAGTTGAAATAAAAGCGCCAGGAAGCGCGGGTTATACAATATGGACAGAGTTTCCAAGTTTGTTTCTTATGAGCGCAACAGATACAGGGTATGTCTCAAGACGAACAGACACAGGTCGTAGGTTGACTTTTGGTAATGGATTGATTGGAGTTCAACCAACGCCTGGTTCATCGGTTTTAGTAACAACTGAAATAACCAAAGGTGAAGATGGAAATGTTATTGCAGGGTCAATAAGAAGTGGACAAAGTATTTATGTTACAACATTGGCTGGTACTAATCAAGTTGTTTCTTATGATGTTATCAATGCTTCTCCTGCTTTTGGTGGTAGTGATGAAGAATCTTTAGAAGAAATAAGAAGTAATTCAATTGCATCACTTACAGCTTTACATAGATTAGTTACTGAAAATGATTATAAAAATATTAATGTTATTGTTCCAAATAGTCCAATTGCTCAAAACTCATTACCTGTATTAAAAAGATCGGATCTTCAAGTAAATGAAATTGAATTATTCAGCGGTCTTGTGTTCGGTACTGGTGTTACAGAAATTGACAATTTAGTTCCAACTAGGAATGCTGTGTTTACAATTCCTTCATCTCAGACCAGAATTGATAGAGATACGTTAATTCAAATTGGAGATAGTTGGTATTATACATTGTTCGATATTACTGTTGATACTAATAATACAGTTGGTATTTATGAATATATAGTTTTAGCATTAGAAGTTGTTCCAGCGCTTGAAACAAGTTATGTTTCTACATATGATATTTATGCTGATCTTCTTGAGGTTGAGAGAAGTGGAACCGAAGGAACATTTACATTACATTATAAATCAACAGAAGTAGATGCTGATTTAGCAACATGTGAGATGGAGATTGAATCAAGTGGAATTTTATATCCAATGGCTAATGATTCAACGAGCGGATATTTTGTCTATACGTTTGATCCATACACAAATATTCCTCTTGGCGAACAAACTTATAATATTACAATTTCAGAACCTGGCGGAAATCCAGTAGCCACATATTCCAATAAAATTACATTCAGGGCTGATTTAAGTACGTTTATGAGATCAAATGTTCAGGATGATAGTACAGCGATAATTGTATTTGATGTCCCTGTAATTGAGAAAGAGTATTATGATAGTATTAATCAAAGAGATTTTGAGTTAGAAGTTTTACAGACATTACTTTCTTCAATGGATTTAACTGATGCTAGAATGTTAACTGACTTTACAAATATTAAGTTTACAAATACAGATGGAATTCTGTCTAATATGCTTCTTAATGAACCTACAATGGTACCAGTTGTGGATCTTGTGGAAACAGTCCCGACAAGTTGTAATGAGAATGATAGATTTATATATTCTCCATGTGAGGGGAATGATCCGCAACAAGATGATATTATAAAATGTACTGACTCTACAGCTTTGACTTTTGTTTATCAAGAACCTGTTGCTGATACAATTACATACGTTACCGATGAGGGAGAAAATTATATTTATTCTGAACGAGGATGGATCCCTCTACCAATTTATACAATTCCATTACAGATTGAAGTTGAGGTATTTAGATCTGCGACCTTCAGCGGGACTCTTGCGTCATTCGTTAATACTGTTCGTGAAACTCTTTTTGAGGCGTTTGAAGGTAGGTTTGGAACTAATACAACTATATATAGATCAGAAATTATTGATGTAGTTCAGGGGATCGAAGGTGTTAGTCATTGTCGTTTGAAAAAACCCGAAACAAGTATATTCTTTAATTTTGAATTGAAAAATTTAACAGAAGATCAATTGCTACGATATGGTCCTGAGTATGTATTCTTTAGAGAAGAAGATATTACAGTTAGGGTGGCATAATAAAATATGGAACAATTACTAAAAAAAGCTAAAATAAAAGACGCTCAAATAAAGTCTCTTACGGCTAAAGTTGTAGCAAAAACTTTAAGTTCGTTGGCTGAACCATGTTATTATCCGGATCTAAAAAAGTATTATTATGAGTATTTAAAATTGTCTGGATTAACTGAAAAAGATATAAGAGAGTTTACAAAGAGAAGGTGGAAAGGAAGAAAGGAAGCAAAATTTGCAACTCAGACACAACCACTTGCTAACTTTTATGTTTTTCTAATAGAGTATTTTCTTAAAAAAAGAGACAAAACTACATATCAATATTTAATGATTTTTTACGTTGTTCGGCACTATGCTAATCTTATGCATAAACATTTTAAGTATTGCAACGATGATACTTTTAAGTATGCGCTTGAAATCCTAACTAAAACTCACTTGTTTGCTAGAGAGAAAACTATCCCTAATGCATTATATTTTATGGCACAACAAATGATTAAAAAATGGACGAGGGGATTGAGAAATGGAGATTTAGATTCGATTTCTTCATTTATGCAGGAGAGTCGTCATAGAGTATCTCAAAGTATAAAGAGTTTTGCTCAAACATATTATAGAGCGAATGAAGAAGGACAGGGAATTAAAACTGAAGAGTTACCCGATGAAGATGATGAAAATGCATATCAAAAACAGTCAGGAGAAAAAGCAAATAAAGTCATTGATGATGTTACAAAGAAAATTACTGTTTATAGATATGTCGATCATAAAGCTCAAGAAGAAGCAAGAAGGTTGGTTAAGATAAGTTCGTCTCTTGCTACACAAATTGTTGGTAAATTAAACAATACAAAATACTCTGATGATATAAGACTTATTTTAAAATTATTTATTAAAGATTTGAAAAGTGCTAAATCATTATGCGGGAAAGATTATCATACTTATGTACGACAACTAATGTCATTGAAGAGAACTAGAATGAGAATTTATTTTAAACAACAAGTTAATTTACTTCTTCTGAAGTTAATTGATGAGTTCGGTTATACCAAACAGTATTACAGCGTTACCTCTCAAACACAATTTTTAATCAATTTATATCTTGCCTACTATTTAACTATCATATTAAGAAATTCCGTATGTTAAACAATCACACCTAGATCATCATCAGCCAAAAAGTCTGGTGGCGTTTCTGCTATAAGGATTGCTTCCGTAGCAACTACTGATGTTGGAACTCTAGTTGATTGTACTATCTGTGAAACTGTTGGGGGAAGTCTTCTTCTTACAGCATCATTTTTAGCTATCAGTCTTTGTCTTTCTTCACTCGCTGAAGAAGCAACACGAATTACCTCACCTTCTCTGTTTGCTCCAGAAATAAGTCTACCTTGCGTTCTCATCTGCTCTCTTGTTTGATATAATGTTGTGTCAGTTTGTTTAAGAGAATTAAGGTATTTTCTTAATGTAGGTCGATTTGTAGCTTGTACTCCTTTTCCCTCGGCTAACATACTTGTATATAAACTTCCAATATCAATTCTAACATCAACAATTCCAAGACGTTGATTATACGCTATTTGTTGTTGATCTCCTCCTTTGATAACTGTGATGTTTGTAATCATTGCTGGATTAAGATCATAAATACCCTTTGCTACTATTCTATGAAAGAATGGCCAATTATATGTTAGCCCATCATCACTTTGTGGCAGACCAAGACATAAAATAACAGCTAGAGGACCAATGATATATTGATTTGTAGATGTCTCGCTAGATGGATTTGGATTGTATAATCTTACTGTTGCTGTATATGATGGAGTAAAACCGCTATTTCTCCATATCATTGGAAAGTCAACTCTATGACCAGCAACCATTTTATTAAGGATAGTGCCAGCATTTCCCATCATTCCTCTAACACCTTCTGTACCTTCACCTCCGGCTATTAGCTTCTCTAATCCTGTTCCCGCAGAAGAGACTCCTCCGCCTGCACTCTCTATTATTTTCCCTATAACTCCGCCTATATCTTTTCCTGCCGATGCTCCAAATTTCCCCATCTCTTTTAAAGCATCTGTTCCCCTTCTTTGTCCAGTCATTTGTACTATTTCAGCCAATCCTTGTGAAGCCACGTCTGTAAATTTTTGTAAAAAAGTTTCTCCATAATCATTTGTAAATGTATCTGTTGGAAAGTTATCAGCAATAAAAGCTAGTTTGATTGGTCCGGTGGGTGTTGAAAATCCCTGACTAGCAAGAAGAGCATGATATGCGGGCCAATTTGTATTAACTCTAAATAAAGATAATCCTTCTGAGAAATAAGGTGTGCCAGGATAAATTTCCATCGTTGGCATACTATTAATAATCATATCATCGCTCACATGACTTTTAGGTGGTAATCCATATATACCTTTGAATGGATCTAATTTCGTTACTTCTTCAGCCATTTTATCTCCTTATTGTTAAGTGTTATTTGCCATTGTTGTGTTTGCTGCATATCCACCACCAGTTGAGAATCCTTGATGAGGCGGTCCATTTCCACCACCTTGACTTATGTTTGTAACCGTTTGTGCGTTTGAACTAATCACAGAATTTGATGTTGCTATCATCGTTTGTCTTTGATTTTTATCTCCTTCTTCCATAGCTTTTTTCAAGTCTTCAGTCTGTTTTTTAGATATGTTTGAAGCCATTTCTTGTTCAGCTGCTCTTCGTTTTGCGTGTTTTTCAGCAATAGCAGCAAGATAGTCAGAAGTTTGTGGCATCCTTTCTTTTGGTATAGTATCTAAATTATATTTAGATGGTACTGTTATTGGCTTTGGAAGAGTTTTGTCTAACGCTTCGTCCAAATCTTTTGCTAGAGTCATACTGTCAATTTTACCTACAGATTTCTTAGATAGTTTATACAGTTTTCCAATAATTGGTATGTTAGAAACTGTTTTATCTATCCATGAACCTAACATTTTCACTGCCGTTACTATGCCAGAAAATGGGTGCATGAACATCATCAACACTTCTTGTATTTTTTTTACATTAAAAAGACTTTTCCACCATTCTACCGCATATACTATTTTGTCACGTATCCAACCAAATACTCCCTTAATCATACTCCATATATATCCAATGAATCCAGGTCCTGATAACCAGTTATCCAATCTTTTATATAGATGTTTTGTTAAAACCCAAAGAATTTTTACACCTTCTATTATAATTTTAAATGGATATTTTACAACTCTCCAAATTCCTGATACCATATCTTTGATAGCATCTACTTCTGTTCTTATTACTCCAGCAAGATTTTTTCCTCCAACAAATCCAAGTATTCCTCCAGCTATTGCTCCGATAGCGCCACCAATTGGCCCTCCAATTCCTAATCCAATCGCACCTCCTTTCAGTACACCACGTTTTGCCCCTGCAAATCCTCCTTCTTTTCCTCCTAAGAATGCAGCAAATCCAGAAATCATTCTGCTTTGAGCAAATTCTTCTGGGTGCCTCATAGCACTGACTGCATCCCAACCGCCCATCGCAATACCTGTAAATATTCCGGCTGCTCTTCCTGCCACTTTTCCGCCAAATTTAGCAACTTTTCCCAATTTCAATTTAGTAGCAACTTTCCCTAGTCCTCTAAATCCATAAGAGGTCCCAGCTCCTATTGCAGTTCCAGCAGCGCTCATTCCTCCATGCGCTAACATTGCTCCTTTTTTAAAACCTTTTCCAAGAAGACTAATAATTGCTTGAAAAATAATAGGGATCCATCCTCCAATTCTCTTTCCCCATTTTTTGAGTTTTTGACCCATGCCTTTAAGATAATCAGTTGTTTGCGAACTTTTGACTTTAATTTTTTCTAAAAGGTTTAATTTTTTTCTTTCAGTTTTGAATCTTTCTTTTACACTTGATACAGTTGCTTGTGCAGTTTTCTTTATGTTGTCAGCCATACTAGGTGAGTGTGGACCTTCTCTTTCTTCTTGATCTTTTTTAAGTTTGACTAAGGTGTCCAGGCTCTCTGCTATACTAGAAGCTTTATCTTTTACTTTTCCTTTATAATCTTTTGCTCTTCCCATCATTCCACCAAAAAATCCTGCACCTCTTGTTTTTGCTTCCTCAGCTTTCTTTTTTAATGTGTCAGCTTCTTGTTTAAGTGCATCTTTTCTTTTGTCGTATTTCATAAGATCAGAAAGATTCTCTTTTGTAACACCCATAGATCTGAAGACTTTTGCTATTACTCCAATTCCAAACATATCACTAAGAGATGTAACTCCCGCTTCTTTCAGAGCTCGTCTGTCTAAACCAAGATTATCAATAACTGCATCAAACGCTGCAGCGCCTGTTGATTGGATACTCCTACTTGTCATTCTTTCACGAATCTTATCAAACCATGTATAAGTTAGAGCTGTTCCGACTCTTATTGATTGCCCAACTGCAACTTCTGCGGATGCTTTAGTAAAAAGAGCAATTCTATCTAATCTTGTCATAGTTCCTGTATATAGAATTGATAGAAGATTTACCATTTTCATATATACATTGCTTGTTCTAGTCGCTGCTCTAACCTCTGATACATATCCGCCCCTAATTCCAAAAAGCATTTTCCATGGAGCAGACAGAACGGTCTTCATTGTTTGCCCGAACATCAACATAGCTCTAAATGAAGGATGTTGAAGAAGAGTTCGTTGCCATGCAATTCTCAACTGTGATGCTGTACCTATCGTTGCAACTTTTAATTCTAATATAGCTTTAAGCATTCTTGTTTGCCAATCTTCTCGCCTTGGGTCTCTCGCTCTATGGAATTCATCAATGAATGTAGATATTATACTTTTTTGAGTTTTATCTCTTTCAACAACAACTGTTTCCATTCTATTCATAGTTTGTGCCATTATTTGTAAGTTGGCACCCAATCTCATAGCAATCTCTTTACTTTTGGCTTCATCCATGTTTGCTAATAATTTATCAATTGGAGTAATAACTTCTGCGGCATGAACTTGAACCATACCGCCTTCTTTAATGAAACCACCAGACTGAAGTTTTGGAATTCCGTGTTCTTCTTTTGCTTTTTTTCCTTTCTTAAATATACCAGCAGCAGACTCACCAGCTTTTGATAGACCAGCTGATACAGCACTTCCAAGTTTACTTTTGATTTTGCTTGCTGCATCTCTAAAGACATCAGTCTCTACAAACTTGGCAGCAAAATAACCAAACAATGGAGTAGCTCTTGAAAGAGCCATAGCAATTGTATTGGTTTTATTTACATTGATGTCTTCGCTAATCGCTTTACCATATTGGCTAATTGCTTGTGATGATGCATGAGCAGTATCTACAGTAATATTTTTAACACCGAGAGATAGTTGTTTTATTGTATTACCTAATCCCTTGATAACCCCTGAATATGCTGATGCTGTTTCACTTGTAAACTGACTTCTTTCCATATCAAGTTGCATCATTAATTTCTGTTGTTCTTTTGTTAACGAACTGATCTCATTTGAAACTTGTAATCTCTTTTTGTTTTGGTCTTGAACGAGATCATCAACTGATCTGTGGAGACTACTGATGCGTTTAGCTCTATCACTGGCTAGTTGGGAAGCGCCTTCTTTTAATACATCAGTGCCAGGTGTCAGTTTTTCTTTCTTGGCCATCTATTAACCCCTTATAACTTCATTATCCCTTGTAGAGATTTTTTTATATGACGTCTATCCTCAGATAATATTGCAATAATTTCAGAAGGATATAAAAGTTCTTGAATACAAATTGTTGTTAGATTTGTCAAAGCAAACGCTTCTTTATAAGTTCCATACATTGGAGATAAGATATGAATAAATTGTCGTATTGATTGAAAAAAAGCACTCACGTTAGTAGTATATATTTTGATTATTACAATATAATCATTCAACATTTTCTCGAATTGAGTCGAGTCTAGTTTACTTATACCTTTTAAAGTTTTCTTTAACATTGTATGATAATTAACTAAATCAGCATTGGATACCTTACCACTTGCTGCTTCTATTTTACTTAGAAAAAGTATTATGGGTTTAACTTTTGCAGGTGGTAACTCTTTGGGGTCAAAATTAAATATTTTTGACCACAGTATCGTATAGTATGTTGTAATTTCATTTGAATATAGATTTATAAATCCTGTTTTAAGTTTATTTGCTAGCATATGCATACATTCATGGACAGTCAGCTCTGCCAGAAAGTTATTAGAAACATGCCCAAACATATTAACGTTGTTTGATATTAATACATAAATTTTATCTGTTTTGGGCATATAAAATCCCATAATACTTTTAACGCTAGATGGAGCAAATATTTTCCAACCAATAAATCCTGGCATACCTTTTGTAATAAAACATGGAATTATTTTTTTCTTATCTGTTGTAAGAGTTACAAATTTACTTATAGCTCCTTGTGTTCTGCTGCTTTTACTTAGAGCCTTAATAAAAGTTTGTTCTAATCTTGCAGAAGAATATAAAATAGTAGTATCTAATTTAGCAACTGGTTTTAGTCCAATTGGAAGAGCGAATACTTCACTAACATCTTGGTTTGTTGTATCTGGATCATCCCACACAAAATTTGATAAGTCCATAATAACTCCTTAATTTTGATTATATAAACTAAGAATATCAACGAATCCTTCCATTTCGTTCATATTGTCTTTAACGTGTCTCATAATACCTTCGTTTGAATGATCTAGAGGAATAGAAACATTGCCTGCTATAATACTAGCCATATCAGCAGTGATTGCAGAATGTTCTTGTGAGTCAATTAGTAGGGGTGGATCATATTTTCGTACATACATACAAACTGATGTAGCTAATACTAAGTCATCATGACATCCTGTATCTGCTTCAACTCTTCCGCTAGTTTTTGTAACCAATCCAGCTATCTCTAATGCCAATCTTTCTGATTTTACAGACTCTGGAAATTGACTAATATATGAATATAGTGCATCAATCATTAAAGGTCTTGTTTTTGAATTTGTTGAAAGGCCAGGTAATATTGTTTGCTTGCCTCGTTTTTCTTTATATACCATATGTGAAAACTCACTATTGTTTAATTGTTCAACAACTTGATTTCCATATGAGTTTGATTCTACAACGATTAATCCGGGATATTGTGCTGCCATTACTTTCACCACTTTCACATAATCAAGGACTTTACATTTTCCACGATACTCTGAAACTTGTTCCATAGTACTATAATCCCAAACAGTAATAGCTGATTTATCTTCTCCATGCTCAGGTGCAGTATCCACACCCATTATATAATATTTTCCTTGAATTGGATTTGCAAATCTCCAGATTTCTCCATTGAAAATTCTTAATCTTTCTATCGGTTTCTGAACAGCATCTTGAACTTTCTCAACTGTTTCTGGATCGAAGAATGATCCTTCTGCTGGTAAGAATTTCAGCTCTAATTCCTGCGCTATTTTTCTTTGGTCATTATCAAATAGTCTACATTGAGTTTTATACCAATCAGCATCTTCTGCTAATTCAGGAATCATTTTCCAATGAATTACAAATGGTTCGAATATGTCATCTCTATCAACTGCCTTTGAGTATCTTTTAAAATACCATTCACCAATACCAACAGTTTTGTTTGGTGTAGATAGAACAACTGTACCATAAGGAACATTTGCTTTCTTTGCTTGCATCTGATTTGTTGATAAAGCAGGAACAAGTGAAGTCCAAGCTGTATCAATATGATGAACAAATGCTGCCTCATCAATAACCAAGAAAGTAATTGCCTTACCACGAAGAGTTTTGTCTGGGGCATTTGGATTAACAGGTGAAGCAAATACTTTTGATCCATTAGTTAAAATAAATGATTGTTCTGTTCTCTTCGCAAACCCCCTTCCCAAAGGACCTCTTGGAGGTTTCATCCATTCTGGAAGTTTTTCAACCATTCCACGAATAGCTCTTGCAAAGTCAGTAGCTTCTTTCCCATCTTTTGAGATAATTCCTATAACAGCATTATCAAAGAAAATCGTAAGCCAGGCAGAGTATGCTTGTATGATTGTTGAAATTCCAATTTGGCGACTCTTTAAAACCAAGACATATCGTTTTATTTCGATTAAATTGATCAATTCTACTTGTTTTCGATATGGTGTTAGGTGTATATCTTTGCCAGGAACTTCAATCAGGATGTACCTTCGGCAGAAATAGTCAAAGTCTGATTTACATCTTAGATACTCAGTGATGTATTTATCTGCCAATCCCTGCAATTTTGTAGTCATACTATACTCCTTTGTTTTTTGTTCTAAATATGGGAAGAGTTCTAGTTACTATATATATTAATTAGTGAAATGGGAATTTAGATTTTTTTTAAAAACTAAACTTAGAAGGAGGTAAATAATGAAGCATTCTTATTTGAGAGTTATACTCTCCAAAAATGTTTTACCCTTGCTGTCGTTGTAAGTAATCGTGGAGGCAAAGAAGTTAGTGGGGGTTTCCCCATTAATTCTTTTTGTTGGTTCTAGCAAGGTTAATAGTTGCTGTTGTTTCCCAACTACCAGCGGGTCTTCTAAATCTTATAAGTGAACTCCATAATATATATTTCCCTTCTAGGTCATTATACTCTATAGTTTGAGGTTTAAATTTAACACATTCTCCAACATTAATTAAATTAAGCACAGGAAGATTTCTTTCAAGATTTAAACTTACACTTGAAAGATCAGATAATAGTCTTCCAAATCTTGAGTTAAAAAGAGTTGGACTTGAATTATACCCTGTATCTTCATTGTAATATTTTTTTCGCTTTGCTGCTTCATCAATATAAAGATTTGTATTGTTTTGACTGTAAAATAGAGAATATGTTTTTGCTACAGTTTCTAAGTCTTGTGTAATTATTTTTGAGATTGTATTATCTGGTCTTACGATATGATTAATATCCGTAGCTAATTGTGCAAATTTTGCATTTCCAGAATAGTCAGTACTGATTGTGTCGTAAGTATAGAATATATCGCCTTTAGAAACCCCGTCAAATATTTTCTTTTGCATCTCTTTGGATGTTCCCGATGCTAACTGATATACAGTAAATGTCTGACTTTTCTTTAATTTTGATGTTAGATTTTTTACATATACAATATTATCATATTGACAAAATACACCGGGCGTTCCCATAAATAATCCGAATCGTTGATCCAAGAATCCATCAAAAACATCTTCATTCATTCTATTATATTCTTTTATAATTTTATAAAATGTTGTTGGTGGAATACAAACTTGATCAATTGCTTCTGTATTTTCACCATCAGAATCAAACTTTAATGTAGCATTAACTTTAGATGCTAAAGATGTTAAAATACTTCTCACACTTGTTCCAATAAAAACATCATTAACCAAAGTTGTCATGGTCGTGTATGGTTTTCTAGCAACTGTTGTTATTGTTAATGGGGCTCTATCTTTTATGGACATCGTTCCCACAGTTGAAGCTGCAGTTTTTTCAGTTAGCATAAATTCAGATTTAACGTACATCAGTTCAATATCCAATCTAGGTCCTGGAAATGTTGCTTGTCGTTGTAAAGTAATTGATAGTTTTATTGGTTCTCCACCAAAAATTTCTCCAATAATAACATCATTTGGATCAATAGAAAATGTTAAATCAACAACTTGATATGCTGTGGAAAGAGACGATGCAAAATCTACGGCTATCAAATCATTTGAATAATCTAAATCTTTAATTTTCACTATCAACTTATATAATCTATCTTGTTGATAATATGCTTTTGGTTCTGGCATTCAATCTCCATCCTTTATTTTTTTGTTCCAAAAAAATTAGCAAAAAATGAGGGTCTTATTAGCCCCCATTTTAAACTATGATGTATAAAGTCTTTCTAAGACCTCATACATCCGTGTCGGAATAACAAGAACACTCTCTGCAGCATTCTCTAACATTCTTTTCATATTAAGATTTGGTTCGAAACTACTATATCTAACAATCGCTAAAAACATTTGCCATGCTGAAGGCAAGGGAATAGTTTCCCCCTCAGAGCTTGGGTTTAATTCCTGTAAGAATCTTGAGACATCTTTACGTCTTTGTTTTCCAAGACTTTCAATTACATCAAGAGTAGCAAACATCTGTTGTTCTGTCAGTTGACTTTGGAAACTTTCCGTAATCATGTCAGTAATGTGTTCTGTAAATACTTCCATATAAGATGAAACGACAGATGACATTTCTGTACTTGAATTTACAATATGAACCTGACGCATTTCTCCAAGACTGAAAGAAAACACAGCATGATTATTATTAATATGTGATGCAATTCCAAAAGCAACACTAGCTGCTTTAGTTCCATTGTAGCTATTGTTTACAATCATAACAGGTAAAATATCCCCTGCTGCAGGAACATGTTGACTGCTTTGAATTATAATTTCGTTTCTCATTCTTGTTAGATCATAAGCCATGATTGTATTTTCAGTCAAAATTGGCATACCGACTTCTTGAATTGCTTGACGTATCTGTTGATTTAATACGTCGTTTCCAATAAACTGATAAAAATCTGATACATAACCACAATATTTATAACCTAAATTTTCTGGAGGTTTAGTGAATATACCGAGTAACGGAATAACTTGACCATCTGTTTCATCCATACTATCTGTTACTACTGTACATAGTTGTCTATAAATAACTTCTCCATATCTATCTGAGTATTTATATAGTCCTTTGTATGCTGCTGCTGGTTCGAATCCCATTTCATCAGATCTTTCTCTGAACGGAGTTCTCAATTTTTTCACCACCTTCCTTTATAAGAACTTTTGATATTGCTTCAACCAATTGAATTTTTAAACCTTCTTGAAACATCTCTAAATTTCCATTGAATACAGAAGAAGCTAACATGTGAGACATAAGATCTACTACTGTACCCAAAGATTTTAAACCTGTAATTCCATCACGTCTACTTTTTAGAATATGTATTGAACCATCACGTTCTATACTTAACACCGTATCCGCCCTCTGCATTTTGTTTATACTTCCGCCATAACCAGGATATGCTGAATGAGTATGTGCGGGACCGTATTGAGGATCCAAAGCCATTTTAAATCCTCTTTGCGAAGAATCTTAAATAAATATCCCGACCATCAAATTTGAAAGTAGGTTTGATGTGTTCTTCGGGTACTTCGAATCTTCCTTCGAGTTCCCAAAAATACAATGCTCGTAGTGGAGACCAAATAGAAGCATGCGGCGATGATGGTTCATTAAGAAGTTCAGTTGTTAAAAGAATGTTGGTTGCTTCAAAGTTTTTATCAGAATAAGGATCATCGTCTAAAAGCATGTAAGCTAATTTGTTATAGTTTGGAACTATAATATCAACAATTCCTCCCTTTTTTATAACTGTGGATACTAAATAAATAAAATAATTGACTTGAGTAAATGATACATGTTCAAGGAATCTATATATTACAACTTGATCAAACATAATAGTTGTTCGTTCCATGAAGTCAAATATATCATGACAACAGTACCATTCATAAACATCTCCCAAACTTAATCTTTTTTCTTTAATTGTTTTTGCAACATCTCCAGCAAAGTCTGCACCAAGATAACTAGTATCAACATTAACAATGTGCCTACCCACTCTGTCAGCAAAAGAACTAGAAGATGGAATTCCTAATGGTTTTTGTTTTCCTGCTGCAATATTTAATATGTTCATTTTTTACCTCGCTTTACCTAACAAATTCAACCACAATACTTTTAGTAAAGGGTTCAATATAAAATTTGAAATACCTCTCTTTGTCTATATCATCAGAATCCATAATTTTGAGTGCCGCCTTTGATACTTCGAGTTGCCCATATTCCTTAAGAAATATATTAAACTTATTATCTCTAGATGGAATAGCAAACAACTTTGGATCTTTTGATTTAATAAGATCATCTTTGATCCTTTGTAGATTTCTGAATATTGATTCTTTTCTCATATAATTGATTTTACAAATTGATTCATAAACATTATCCATTTTATCATATCTGAATGGAACCCCTTTGATTATTATTTTTCCTTTGTTTGTCAAGGCGATGTATTTCTGTCTGTCGATTGATGAGATAAATAGTTGAAAATGTTTACGAATGTTTAGTGGTATATGTTTAGTATCTGTATATTGAAGTGTTTTTGTTAAGATTATACCATCGTATTGTCTTAAGATAATATCATCATCTGTGATTCCATTTATATGTATAAACTCGTCTATTACAGAACGAGTTGTATTTCTTAATAAAGATGTCAAGCGTGGATTTTTTCTCATCATTTTACCGATTTGAATATTTCTTTCAGTTTTATCTTTTCGGTCAATATGTGATAAGTCAAGACCCAACTTTTGCATGATTGTATAATGACATGCTTCAATATCATAAAGATACAGATCTCTTAAAACTAACTTTGTGTTTTGATTTATTTTCATAGTGAAATATGGGGGTTACTAAGAGAGAGAGCAAGAAAATGTTATGAGTCGCTCTCGTTGGCGACTAGGTTTTAGTTTGATTGTTTCTCTCGGGTTCGCCCCCAAACTCCTTATTTCAAGATATCAATTATTACATTATCAATCTGAAGATGATGGTTAATGTCGGTTACCTCATTTTGTTTTGTAGTTAACCAATCAACCACGCTTCTATTTGTAGTAAACTGATCTATCACTTTTGTACTTTGTCTGTAAAGAAGTTGAAGAGCTTCTGTATCAGCATTTTGTAACAGTTTTGCACTAACTGCTTCTATAGCATTAGCTGGAATTTCAAGATCTGTGTCTTTCTTCTTGACTCTTACAATAGAGAAAGGAATTAATCTTCCTTCAATTTCATTACAAAATGTTACTATCAATCCTGTACGGATTCCATAGCATTTGATGAAGACCCCATTATATTCATGGAGGATTCTAAACCCATTATTATAAATTTGCATATCCAATCCTGGAAGATTTAATACCGGATGTGTATCAGAATTTTCAAAGACTCTAAGATCTCTTTGATCATTTCCTTCTTCATCTTTTTCTCCAGTACCATCTTTCACTGCCATAATAAGAGTCTTGGATGGATTAACTCCTCTGATTGAAACCTTTACTTGATTGATATTATCAAATCTATCAGAATTTAAATTGAACCATTCAAATAAAGATATGATATTAACAATGTTGATTTCCTCTATTGCTTCTGTATCTTCTGTAGCCGGAAGATCCAAATTGGATTCTGAAAAGATAATATCCTCTTTTGGAGTTGTATCTTTTACCATTTGGGTTAAGTTTTCGTTCATTAGTTTAATACTCCTTTTCTTTTTTTTAGTCTTTCCACTTGAGGGCATCTCTTTCTGGATGTTCCCTCCACTTGCTAGAATCAATAACTGCGTATGTTTCAAGCGCTGCTCCTGCGAGAGCCATCACTTTTATAATTTCTTCATATGCTTTTGTTGGGGCAACTCCATGGTTTTCAAATTCATCACACATCTTTAACCATGGTGGTAACTCATCATCCCATTTCCCACAGTATGCTTTCTTAGCTTTCTTTATATATTGCTCAAGAAATATTAGAAAACTTGCGAAATTTAGGGATTTGTCTTGGGAGTATTCTCCAAAGACATGCCGTTCATAGTCTCTTTCTTTTTGATACAAGTTATGCATATATCAGGTTATATCTCCTTTAATTTTTTTGTACAAACATTCTAAAAATGCATTTCGAGATTCATTTGAATCTTCATAATGTTCCATAAATGAATCTATCAACTCCATAGATATTCGGGGAGGTTTATTATTATATGGGAATTTACAAACATGTTCAAATGGTCTGCGAAGATAATACTTTCGCATATGTCCTTTCTTTGGACCAGTTATCATCATTATAACAACACCGTAATCTTTATATATACATCCCCTTTTATTTTTCACAATTCTATATCGACCGGCGATAACCGCATATTGTTCTTCGGCATATTTTGGGGTTATACCATTCCAGGGTAATGTTGCTAACCAGTCGTCTTTAAACAAAAACCATGATTCCCATGTCTGTTTCCATGGTATTTTACGACCATTATCGAATTTTATAATATCCCCTTTTCTCCAATATTGTTTGGTATCGTCATCTAAGTACTCAACTGTACGTGGATATGTTAACTTTCGATGGCGTCCCCTTCCCCAAGTACTTGTATAAAAACCATGATGTTCAGATTTTTCCCAAGGAATTATATCCATTATTTTTACTCCAATAACTTTTTTACATAATAGCAATTTTTTATTAATCTATCATGATATTCTGGCATATACTCAAGCACAATATCTCCACTCCACTTATATCTATACTTCAAATCTCTCACATAAGAAACTAAATTTAATTCTCCTTTTGAACTATTAAACGGAAGATGTTGTCCAAACTCTTTTGATCTATTTGAGAGATGAATAACTTTAGTGTATCGTAATAAGTATGGCATAATTTTATGATCAAACCATACGTCTTCTAGATGAGATGTGTCAATAACCATCCACACATTATTAAATACATCTCCATATTTTTTACATGCATCAATGATTTCTAATGGACTTCTGTAAACTTTCTTTTTTCTCCAACCAAATGTTTCAACACACATGTTTTTTGGAGTCGCCCATCTGCCCACATATGATAGAAACGTATCAATACCGTTATTGGGATGTACTACAAAATTTTCACATCCAGTTGCTTCAAAGAGATCGCTTATCATTTCCAAAATCTTTTCGTGGGGTGTGTACATAGTATCGAGTGGTAGGTGTACTGCTCTAACTTTTGTACCATTATCCTTTAGAGTATTTAAAATGAAATCTCGATTATCCTTATAGAGCTTATATTTATATAGAGCTAACTGAATTTCTGTCGGGATAGTTTTAAGTCTGTATCTATTATCCTCACTGAAGCCATATGAAATAGCAACATTAATCATAAATATCTCCTTCCATTAAATCCTCCTTCTACCCCCTTCCAATTGATGGCAATTGCTTCAGATGTATGGATCGATTCTTCATGTCTACATTTGACAATCCAGTCATGTAAAACAGACATACCATTTAATGAACTTGAAATCAATCTTATTGCATCTTCGACAAACAATGGATTTTCTGCTGCTACTCTAGCAATCTCCTGCTCATCAACTCTTTTTATTACTGGGTATGGAAGGGTTTTAATATTTGTTTCAACTGTTTGTATAATATCTTCAAGCCAAACGTAATTGGGTTCCCTCACTTCAACTAAAATGTCGGCATATGATCTTTGGTTGTGTGGATATCCTTTGCTGGCATTATCAGATAAATGACCACAAAGCTCTGCTGAACAAGGACAGTATGATGCATATTGAATTACAATTCCTTGATAAAATCTAAACTCGGAACCGTAAAGCTGTCCTTCAAATCTACATTTATAATATATTGGAAATTCGTTATCTGATGTAATTGATTTTCTTATGATTGGCATGCGAAAATCAAACTTCATAAAACTGGCTTCACTACCAATATTCTCTTTTAAATCTTCGAGTATTTGTTTAATAAGTTTGTGTTTTAATGGTAAATCTAAATATGGTTTTAACGTAAGAAGGAGTCTAGACATTGAGATTCCCTTTGTATCTTTATCGAGATTTGTTCTCATTGATACATTAGCATTTAATTGGCAAAATCCTCCTGTTTTAAATTCTAAACTAAAAGGAACCTCAACGTTTTCGACACCAACTTGTTTAATGGGGATAGAGATATTTGGTTCTGTACATTGTATATCTGGTAAACACTCCATTAAATTTTCCCCCTTTATAGCCATTCTAATACTTTTTCTCTGAAATATTCTTCAACATTATTTAACCATTTATCAAAATCTTCGATTGAGATATTATCATGTGGTTGTGGATAAATGTCATGTTCTTTATCATTTCCACAATGAGCAACAAGATCAGGACCAGTCATGAAATTATTATAATCAGCTGCCAACTTTCCATTTATAATTGAAAAAGATGAGTTGGGTCTTTCATATGTAAACCTGATTTCTTCACCGCATATACGACAGCATAATTTTCTTAACTTTGTCATAAGTCTAATTCCTCTGGATCAAAGAAAATTGGTTTTTCCTCCTCTTTTTTTATATCTAATGGAGGGAACTTCACACTCTTTCCTTGTTCCTGTATCTGTGCTTCTAAATTTTGCTGTAATTTTTCTATATCTGACTTTACTTTCTTAGCTTGTCTCTCAAAATCTGTGGAGCTTGACCACGTAGATGTTGCGTTTATATACCATCCATAAGTGCTCATTTCTGATCAACTCCTATAACAGTTAGATATGAGTTTAGAAGTTTAACTGACTCAGGAACTATATCGCTTAAATAATCAGTAAAGCTTGGTTCAATAAAGTTCCGTATGTAATTATTTTTTAAATCAATACAGTCTGATTTGGTTGTGAAGAACTCGAATAAGTTATGTGAGGCATCATGTCCTATTAGACATGCAGACTCCATTTCACCACATCGCTGTCCACCTTTATTCTTCCTTCCTCCCAATGGTTGTAATGTACGTCTAGCATATGCTCCAATACCACGAGCTGCTAGTTTTTCCTCTGCAATATGAACCATTCTGAAAAAGTAGATTAACCCTGTTGCAATTTCATTTATGATATGGACTTTTGATAAAGGATCATATATTTTCTGCTTGAATTTTATGTTTGTATATGTTAGCGCTGCTTCAACCTCTGCTAATCTACATGATTCAAATGGAGGTTGGATTATTGTTAACTCTTTAATAAAGTCAAGATCAATCTCTTTTGGCAGTTGTTCAACGAATTGAGTATAGTACCATTGATCAGTTGTCTTGTCAATAATTTTAATATATCCAAGCAAGTATTTTCTCATTTCTTTTTGAGTTTTATTTTTTTCTAACATTTTCATTAAAGCGAATTTTAAATCTTGAACTGACATTGCTAAATGCATTTCATATAATTGTCCAATATTCATTCGAGATATAATACCAAGTGGGTTAATACAAATATCAAGATGTCTTCCATCTTCTGTCTGTGGCATTTTCTCATGTGGAACAATTCGTGAAATAACACCTTTGTTTCCATGTCTGTTTGCTATTTTATCTCCGACCTTTATCTTTCGGAAATGAACTCCATACATCTCAATCTGTATACCGTTAATACGTTCACGTTTGTATTTATATTTTTTATCAAGAGAAAATTTATCAAGACCGTTTTCTCTAATTAACCGTGTAGCATGTTCTTTATCAAAAGTATTTTTAATAATTTTTTGTAGGTATGTTTGTTTGTCTAGCTGCTCAACAAGACGCTTTTCTATCCATTGTTTAAACTCTGGAATTTCTTCATTCCATGCATTTGCATATAGATTAACTTCTGAAATTATAAAATTCTTTTTAGCATCCAGTCTAACAGGATTAGAAAATACTGAATATAGATCTTCTGAATTTAACTTTTTAATAATGGCATATGGATTCCCTGCTTTGGTAGTTTCTAATTCATCTGGTAATGGTTTATAAATATTATCATCTAAAGATAAAAGAACTTTATCTGGAGTTAATGTAAATGACAAATCTTTATAATGTACAGATGTAAATATATCGTCATTAACCAATCTGTCTGAAATGACGATACCATCCTCATAGTTGTTTCCATAATATACCATGACACCAGTAAGAAGGTTTTTACCAATATTCACTTTTCCATCTTTACAAAAATTACTTTCTGCTAAGATATCTCCTGCTTTAAATTTATCGCCAGGTTTTACATAGAGATTCATAAAATCCATATGCTCAACGTAAATTTTTCGATAAGCAATGTTGAAAATATCTGGTTCGCCATTGCTGTACATGACTATCAAATATTCTTTATCAATATGAACTACTTCCCCATTATGTTTTGCTCGTTTGACAAATTGTGTATAATCTGTATATAGACCTTCACATCCCGAACCTATTAGGGGTGAGTCAAAGTCTTTTAACATAATTGATTGACGCATTTGTGATGACGCCATTTGTAATCTAGTTTGGTCATCATGCTTCAAAAATGGAGTCATAGAAACTGGTATTGATATTGGTTGCTTTTCGCAATATTCTTCCGTGAATTTTAAATCTTGATCCAAATGAACATTCGGAATAAGATTTTGTAATACTCCACAATTATCTCTATCTGGAGTATCAACAGGACAAATACGACCAAACATTGTTGGACAAATATCTCTTAAATGTTTTGGAATATTTTCTCTCTTGAATCCACCTGGACCTAATAGACTGATTCTTGATAGTTTTGTCAATTCTTCAATTGGATTTATTGAGAAATCAAATTGTATAATATCTGACACATTACACTCTGATAATATTTGAGTTGAGTTGATATTGAACTTTGGTTGACGAGCTGTTCTGTTAGCAAAACACAAATCAAAAATGATCTTTGAAATTTTTGCTGCAACTATATATTCAAAACATCTAACTCTTTTATTTGTAAACAAAGTATCATCAATGTCTACTGTCTGAATAGCATAAAGGATTTCTTCTAACAGAGATCCTGTTTGAAAGAACTTTGCTGTAAGCACATCAACTTTAGGAATTAAATCAATAGCGTATAAAATATCTTCGCCTTTTGATTTTGCATTGTACTTTGAGTATGTTCGACCAAGTTCAACAATAAAATCATCTTGAGTATGACCTATTGATTCATCCAGAGTAGTTTTTAAATCATAACGCAACAACTCATAAAACACATCTGAATTTTCATCAATGGGAAGATCAAGTTCAAACTTTTGTTTAACCTCTTCCATACTATAGTAAGCACATAAGATAAGGGAAAGGGGAACTTTTTTACCCAAGAAACTTATTCTGATTGATGGTTCTTCTCGATCTTTGTACACCATTATTGTGGCGACGTTGGTTCTGATTTTAATACTTTCTCCCCTTGTTACTACAGGAATATCAAACAGTTGAAATAGAGGTATCTTTTTCTTACCATTTATCATTATGTAATTTTGATCGACTAACTTTGGAATAAAAAGGCTCAAATCAATATTTGAGCTTCCTTTTTGAAACTTAATAACTAAGGTTTGTTTTATTGTTTTAGACAATTCTCCTGATGAGAAACGAGAATCTTTCAAGTCTACTTCAACAATATCAAATCCTATTTCTTCAACTGGTTTAACTATTTCACGAACTAGTGGTAAAATCTGTTCAAAGTCTTTCTGTCTTAGTGTGAAGAGATTAAACTCTTCATCTTGAATTTTAAAAGTAGGATTAATTATGTTCAAGTTTTATTCCTCCCTAACAAGCAATTTTTTAACTTTTTCTAAACCTTTTTGTAAAACATCATCCTCTATATAATAGGGATCTTTATTAATCTGTAGAGCGTTCATAATCAATTGCGTTAATCGTAAATCTGGATGTTTAGTCCAGATTTCACGAATTAACGCTAGCATTGGTTCAATTCTTTCTGGATCTCTCATCTTATTTTTTCTCCTTTTAGAATTTTATCTATTACCCCTGAATAGCGACCTTCATACAAGATACCTTGCAAGATTGCTCTTTTCGGATTTGAAAATGCCATAGCTAAAATCCAGCTCTCTTGATTTGGCACGCTCTGAATAGAATAGAAGTCAGGAGAAACTTTTTCTCTGTCCGGCAATAATCTCCACTTTGTATGGTTTTTCCACATTAGTTGTGCTACCACACATTCAAAGTGAACATGGTATATATCTTTATCATACACATCGAATAATTCTGAAACTAAATTTGTATATGTTTTTCCCTTAAATTTATGTAATAATGTTGAAACTGAAGCAAGATCCCCAATAATATCTCGTTGTTTCATTGATTCATCTTGATGATCCTCACCCTTAATGACAGCTGAACCAGATGTATGAAAAGTTCTCAATACAAGTTGGGTACCTCTTTCTCCAAGGGTTTGTGCTGCAAGAATTCCAATGAAACGACTATTAAGATTTTTATACAGATTGCCATAACATATATGACAGATCTTTGGATTTTTACAAAGAATTGGACTCCGAATAAAAACATCTTTGTCAATAAACTCTCTATAATTTTCCAATGTAATTTGTTGGAGTTCATCGTTAACAAGATGGTACTTGTTAATCAACATTCTCGCTTTCCGTTTTGTAGTAACATGAACTTCTAGAAGATCTTTAGTACCACAATCTTCTAGATCTTCATCAATTTGTAAGTTTGCGCATGTGAAAATTAGTTTTCTTGATAGATATCCAGATGTTCCAGTATTCAAAGCAACATCAAGAAGCCCCTTACGGCAACCATATGTAGAAAAGAAAAACTCTTCTTCAGTTAACCCATCAATCAATGAGTTTTTAATTGGGTATGGTAATATTTCTCCATCAAAGTTTGAGATAAAACCTCTTGTCAGAATCATCTGTTTGACTTGATCCCAACTTCCTCTCGCCCCTGATTCAATCATATAGGAATATTTGAATTTCTTTTTTATTTCTTCAATTAATGATTTATCAGAGAGAGCTTCTAATTGTTCTCTTGTACTTCCTGGAGCATATAATGCTTCTTTAAGTTTTGCTGCTTCTGGTACATAACAATCTTTTAAAGACATTGTGCAACCAAATAAAGTTGCATATTTAAAACCTATTAGTTTTATCTTATCTAATACGTTCATCACTATATCACTTGAATATCTATTTTTAATATCATTTAGAATTCTTAGAAGAACCTTCTCCTGAACGATTTCTGTAATTAGCGGATAGTCCTCAGGCAATTGTTTATTAAACTCTGCTTGCCCCCAATGAATCAACTTACCTTTAACTTTTTCTTTCTCTTTTTCTCCAGCAAATTCTGGTGATGTTAAATAATAAATTCCCAAAATAATATCTTGGGATGGTGTTGTTGTTAAACTTTCATTTGCAGGACTGCTAAGATTTTGTTTAATTGAAAGTCTTTCTTCGACTTCTTTTTCACATTCCTCAGTAATTGGTATATATACAGCCATTTGATCTCCATCAAAATCTGCATTAAATGGAGGACAAGATAATGGATGTATTTTAATAACCTGATCTAATGTTATCTTTATCTTAAACGCAAGCATGCTTAATTTATGGAGAGATGGTTGTCTGTTTAGTATGCAGTATTTATCAGCTGTAATATCAGTACATACATTGTATAACACTGGTGATTGGCTATCAATACAATCATCTACAAAGTCAATTGCACGATTTAATAATTTAAATTTACCAAGCTCTAAAATTCTTTTAGCGATTGGAAGTTTATAAATTTCTAATACCATAAGGTATGGTAATTTACACTCATCTAATGCCAATGTCGGATCTGGCGTAATAACTGCACGTCCAGAAAAATCAATTCTTTTCCCCAAAATATTTCCTCTGATTAATCCTTCTTTCTTTGCTATCTTTTCTAGTATCCTAGTGTATAACTCATTAACATCTTTTTGAAGTTGTTTGAAATAAGTATAGTAGAGAGCTTTATCTTTATAAATATCAATGATGGTTTCTCTCATTATTTCTTTCTTCGTTAGTATTTGAATATAATATCTATTTATTTTATCCATTAATTGCTTACTTTTTCCAGAACTTTTTGATGTTGGTCTTAAGTCTGGCGGAAGGACAATTATTTGATTAATTAATAAATTGTCAATCTTTTCTATAACAAGATCCCACCCTTCAACACCTTCTTCGATCATGTCTTGAGCAATACCCGTAACCAATTCACGAATAGCGTCAGCACGTTCCCAAACTTCAGCACCTTTTGGAACAGTCTCTTCTGGATTTACTGTAACCATATAGTCATCCTGGGATTTATATAAGACGCTTTTCTCATTTCGCATAAGAGTATCTATAGCTTTCTTTAAATTTTTTCCGCCAAGTTCGACAATGAGATCATAGAACACTGGGTTAACAACGGACACTGGAATTGTAATTTTTGCAAATCGTTTTCGTCTTGCATCGCTATTTACAATATCTACTTTACAAGTATCACAGTTATCTCCTGTCTGTGAGATTCCATAGTATCTCCCACATTGACATGTATAATTTTTGACTGGCCCAAAAATCTGTTCAGAGAATAACCCGTCTGGGTGGAACTTCTTTTTTCCAAATGTTTTTAGAGACGTCACTTCGTCTAGATTTTCACAAAATGAGTTATAATCCAATATCTTTGGCATATGTTTTATTCTCCTGATTCTTTAAATTTTTCTGCTAGGAAATTTCCTATTTGATAAAAATGTTCTTTGATTTTGTTTGCAATTATTTGATCAAGATGAGGCATCAGTTCTCTTGCAAGTGCTTTAATGTCATTTTTTACAAGTTTGCCCATTTTTTCTTCTACAATATTTTCAATTATTTCCTCTATTGAATATGTAACTTCTGTTTCATCGGGGTTATTCTTTTTTGCCATCCTTCCCCCTTTTTATTTTATCTTTTATGATAACCTTTTGTTTATCCAACAACTCAGAAAACACTTCAACGGTTCGTGCAACCATTCCATTGAATACTTTTCCTGCTACTTTTTTTGTTGCATCACCCAGATCATCAATGGCTTCTTCAAAGTTTTGTTGAAGTTTTTCTTTTGTCATTTTTTCATTTTCTTCTGTCATTTTTATACCTCTTGCTTTCTATATTTTATTTCATCCCAAGGTGTAAAGTAACAGTCATCTAAATCAAAACAACATATCATAATTTCAATTATCTTTTTAGTTTTCTCATTTACCTCATGTTTTCTTAGGGATTGAGGAATACAAAATTCTCCTGTGTTTGGATCTGAATTTGGATGTGGATTTTTTATAATAACCATATCAATTTTATTATTCACAGTTTTAATGGTGTATCCTCTGATCACAAACTTTTTTCTTAAATCTGAAATCTCATGAATTTCATTTTTGAAAATTAGTTTATTTGGGACAAATACTCCTGGAATAAAAATATCTTTTATAACCATTATGCTGCCCCTGTTTCCGGAATCAATTCAACAAACACCTGGTTGTTTTCCTGAAATAATGAAACTACAAAATTATTAAAGTCACATTGACTAGTAGCCACGGATGCTAAATTTAAAATTACATCCCCACTTGTTTGTAATGTATTTTTTGGTATTATTCTTTCAGTTATTGGAAGAACTTTGCTTCCTAAAAATACATTTAACTCTGACTCTTTATTTAATTCAAGAATTGGAAGAATCTTGTCAGGAAGATTTACAAATTTTTCTTCATCGACCAGATCCTCATATACTATATCACATTTATAATTATCAATATGCTTTACATAATCTAGTTCATATTTTTGTACAGATCGACTTCGTAATAAAGATGTAACCGTACCACTGTGTATAGTCATTGATATAATTGATGCTGCATATCTTAAATCATCTTTGGTTAGTTCAACAATATATTTGCCAACTCTTCTATTTGCGTATGTAACATTTTTACGACAATCTACTATTAGATATCTAGACGAAATATACAATCTTGAATCAATTTCAGTATTCCGATCGTAAGTAATATCTCTACAATCAAGAACTAGGTCACTTTTTGGTAGTGTCATTTCTCCTTCAATGTATTTTTCGCTTTTTATATCCACATTTTTATTCAGATTCTTTGATAAAATTATATCTTTTAATGCTTCAGTTTTCGATAAGCCGACATCTATTTGCCTGTATATAGAGTTTTTAAGATTCTTTGTTTCAACTATATCGTGGTCTATAACTATGAGTTTTTCAACTTCTTCTAGATTTGAAATAGCATCAGTTACGAACCCTCCAAGGGTTCCTAATCCAATTACAGTTATTGTTTTATATACCACGTCATATTTTCTCCTTTCGGTTCTTTTTAAAATGGGGGAACCCCAAATGAGGTCCCCCATTTTTTCGAGATTGATTATCCCTTTTTTCCTGCTGGTTTCAGGAATTCCAGAGTATCCCCTTCTTTGAGGATATAATCGGCACCAACTTCTCTACCATTTACAAGACCGGTAGATAGTTGATCTACATTTAGAACTTCGCGGAGAAATTCTCCAACTTGTTTTACAGTTCGACCGGCAACTGGGAAGTTACCAGAAGAAGCACCACATGAAACATTAATAGTGGTGGATGTTCGTTGACCAAAAGCTGCTCCAGGTTTGGTCATTACACTATGTCCCGAGAACTCAAGCCCACTTAGTGGAGCTATTGTTTTCGCTTTCGGTGCAACAGCCGCCCGAGAAGCAGGTGTTCCATGTTTTGCCAGAATCGCTTGAATGACAGTTTCTTTGGGTTTCTTGGTCAGACCCGGAAGGTCCAATTCGTAAACACACATTTCTTTCAATCTTAGTGCTGTCATACCATCGAGTTCTGCACGCGTGAATTTTTTACTAGCCATAATTACTTTTTCTCCTTTGAAATGAATTTTTTTACCTGACAACTCTAATTTTTGAATTTGTATTCATAGTTAGAATGTCAAAGTAAGTTTCCGAACGTTCGTAATTCGCTTTTATAACTGAGTTATAAAATGCCCAACACATTAGTGTTGCAGCTCCTAGATTAGTGAAATACAGTTGAGGATCAGATTCAGCTAATTCTTCGCAACTCATTTCCTCAGGTAACTTATCATCAGGATTTGCAATTTCTGGGTGATATTTGCACAGATCGGGAGTAAGATCTTTTCCATCTCGTCTTACATATGTCTGTACATTCCCATCAGTAAATTCATTCCCGCCAGATATTAAAGTAACATTATTTAAATTTTTACAGTAATTCGATACAATCATTCTGGATTTGTGATTATCTACACATAGAAATACAACATTGCCTTCCTTAATAATTTCAGCTGTGTTTGTTTCATTTATGAAGGCAGGAAAGGCATCAAATTCTATACGAGAGTATTTTGTCATAAGTTCTATCTCTTTAACTTCCGCCTTTTTGCCGATCTGAGCAAATTCTTGTCTTTCATAGTTTTTAGTTTCATAAGAATCTCCATCTACAAGAATAACAGCAGCTTTCAGATCGTTTGAATAGTTGAGGAATCGGCATAATCTTTCTACCAGTATAGAACCAATTCCTCCAAGACCAATAACAACAATTTCAACATTTATCATAACAATTTACTCTCTTTTGTTAAATACTCGATTAAACATCTCCCGCACTGTAGTAAATGCAGGCGATGAAGTTTCGGGGAGAGGGTGATGTGTTTCAGCAGGATCTGGGATTTTCTCAACAAGAATATTATCAATCTCTTCTTTTGCTGCTTTCCGTATAGCTTCTGTATCCTCTCCTAAAAACTCTCCTGAGTCCGACTTCATCTGGGTTTCCATATCTGTTTCTTGGACACTTTCTTTCACACCACCAGGCGGAGGTGGTTTGGGTCCTAGTATTGCGAAACAAAATGGGCACTTTGACTCTCCAGAATACATATGAAAAGTCTCACCGCATTGACCACATTTTACAAAATCGGACTTTACCTCAATAGGATCATCTTTTACAAATAGATGATCGTGCTCATCGGCTGGGATATATTCATTTGTTAGGTACTGTTGATCTTCATCTTCATCATAAATAAATAGAAAATCTCCAGTAACACAAATTGGACATTTTTCACCGTCAATGAGCGCACTCTCAAGCCATACACTATCACATGTCACACACTTATAATAGTCTTCTTCTTCTATTTCATTCGTTTCTACAAGAAGTTTAAAATCTTTAAATTTACATGATGTGCATGGTATAACATCGTCAATATCATTTTCATCTGAAACCGACGCGGTGGGAGCTTCTAATAATTTTAGTTGTTGTTCAACTAGCTCCTTTTTCGTTTTATTTCTATCCCATAGACCGGGGTTAAAATTATATCCCCACTGATTCCCCGTTTGTCCCCAATGTTTATTAATGGTGCGTTGGTTTTTCTGATGATGAGTTCCATAACCATAACTATAACCATGACCATGCCATGAATACGCTTGATATGTAACCATCTCCATCCAACCTTTGGGGACTTTAAAATGCTTCTTTCCAACGGCAACTGTAAATCGTTTATCAAGAGTTCGATATGTTGTTACTCCAAATCTAGATGAAGCAACCTCATCAATAACCATCTTCTTTGACGTTGGACAGTATTTATATACTTGACGAGTTGGTTTTGTGTTGACTTCATCTATATCTTTAGTTCTGATCAAACGACTTACATATTCCTCTGGTTGAACAATAACTCTATGACCGTTTGAAACAATGGACGCAGATATACTTACATGTTCATCCCCGAGATTGCCAATTGTTATATGAAGACCATCAAATGATAGTTCATCATCATGATCTGTTCCTGAGTGAAAAGCAGACATACTAGCATGGCTATGAATATCACCAATCATTGTCCACCCTTCTAAAGACAATCCACGATCATAATCTAATGCTGCACTAGATACTTTCTGTGCTGGAGGTACAACTCTATAAACTCTAGTTGCTTCATTATAAAATAGCAATACAATAGCTTCTGATCTATGCTCTTTATGAACTTCTTTGAAGAATGCTATAATTTTAGCAAACTGCCCTCCAGGAAGTTTCTTAATGTTCATTCTAGCTGCTGACTCAATCCCTTGTAATGTAGAGATATTTTTAACAGGAACTAAACTGTCCATTATTCCCAATGTTTTCTTTATATATATTCCATCTTTTGCAACAACGTAAAATATATCATCTTTGGGTAATTCATTTTGTCCATCATTTACGTGGATCGGAAACATATAATATACTCCTTTCGTCTTTAATAAAACTAAATTCTACAAGATTGGTTGATGTAAATAGACCATGGAAGTTTGGCCAACCTTTGACAATTCCAACATCGCTAATAGCTTTTGCTGGCATTCTTGGGTTTGGTATACAGTCAAGGAATGACTGTGACTTTATATATCCATCAAGATGATAATGGTCTGGATATTTATGTAGATTGACACAATTAGATACCTTATGCATACCCACTCCAGATGTCCATACCAGCCAGCCGCTTCGAGTTTTATAATCTCCATTACTCATGATTATATCGCCTGGTTGGAACTTTATTTTTTGAACATCAATCGGAGCATGTGCGAGCTTTTTCCAATTTCGAGATTTCATAGTAACTTTCTTGAAATTGTCAATTACGTCACTATACCATAATGTGCAACCATTGGAGCATAATACCAGAGGTTCTTCTCCCCCAGTATCTGTAATAAATCCAATAATGATATTGATATCTTTCTTTGGAAAGTTTGATATAGAACTTTCGTTAGCAATAATTTTAATTCCTGCTGAAAGCTTACCAAACTTATTAACAATCTTCCTAATTTTTCCAATCATCACATTACTTGAATCGCCTGTATCAATATATTTAACAGTGGTCAGATTATCATTTTTATCTGCCAATATAAAGTCTAATGTACCATAATCTTTGTCGACTTTAAATCCTTGAATTGTTTTGACAATAAGAGTGTTAATTGGATTTTCCCAATCAGCCACTACAACTTTATCTCCAATAGTAAATTCTACATCTAGATCAAAACTTTCAATACGGAATCTACTTCCGTTATCGAATAGACAATGTTTAACTATTTGATCAATATGTACTTTTCTCATTCTAGCATTGTACTCAGTAATGATTCCCTCTGGTGTTCCCCATGCATAACCTGTTTTACATATTGCGGATGAATCTCCTTCTTGTCTTGCGGTAACAAGGGACCTTCCAATTCTAAATATTGGAGCCATAGATCTAACACTATCCATTTCAAACAATCTATACATAGAAGTTGGAGTTTTTCCAACTGGATCATATTTAATCTTGATTGGACCTGCTTTACGATATACATCTTTGAAAGAGAATGCCAAAGAACCGTTAATGTCAACATCAAGCCCATCGTATTTTACTTTATATCCTCTATGGCGAGCAACTTTAGTAGTAGTAGTCATCAGAATATAGTCAGTGTTTTTCTTTAATTTAATTCCATCGAACTCTGGTTTATCTACATTGAAAAGTTTTCCTTTAAGATTCTCCAGAATATAGAAGTCATTGCCAAGTTTAGCTTCTGTGATTCCATCTCTAGTTTTTCGGATGTAGTTTACATGTTTATACAGTTGTCTAGATGATGTACCAGGCGTGTCAACTATAACAATATTACCTTCTTTGATTACAACACCGTTAGCGAGAGTTCCACTTTCAGCGTACCTTTCCTTTTTGAAAGCTGCTAATAGATATGCTGCGGCTTTGCTTTCGGGGGTATATTTTAATAATAGATTTATTCCCGTTTCGGTTTTAAATTGGATATACTTTATGTCTGATGATCCACTAAAACTTATAAAGGAATCAACATATGCCATTTTTCCATTTTTTAATTTAATGGAATCTCCTACATGAATAAAAAACTGATCATCTAAATACATACCTTGCGCAACATCATAGAATAAGTTTTGATATTTCGCCTTTCTTAGACCAGAAATTTTTTCTTTTTTACCTGTGTCCATTGGTTGTGCAAATATTTTTGACAACTCTGTATAAGCCAAATTAGTCGAAGTTATCAACTTATGATCACATTTAAATCTTGAAATAGCTTCTCCTAAATTATATGGCATACGGATCCAATCAACATTATAAATAAACATCGGATCTGTTTGAGAATGATATTGCCACTCAATATGCGTATTAACATAGGGCACGTTCTTATACGCAAAATGATTATATGTATAATCTCCATTAAAAGATCCAGACCAAAATTTCATGATAATATCTGCAAGAGCTGCATCTAAAGATCGATTTGAAGCAGCTCTATCTCCATAACAGATATATTGAGTATCAGATATATTCATAAGGGGCATTCGCATAAGGTAATCAGATAGTCCAGTTAGACGTGCAATTCTTAAATATACCTGACCTGCAAGAAGATTATTAAATTCATCAAATGCTTTGATGAAGATAACATAGGGAAAAGCAAGATGGAAGCGATAAGGATATCTTACACCAGGGCCAAAATATATTTTTTTGTCAATTTCCCATTCTTTTGTTTTTCCCTTTTTTTCTAATCTTTCAAATTCCGATTGCAATCCACCCCATTCAGTTTTAATAGTTCTTAAAGCAGGTGGTTCTTCAACTACAACAAGATGCCCTCCGTTTCCGAATCTTTCTATATAACGACAATTTGGAGGCATAAGAAAATTTGTTTGATTGAATCTGCTGCTTATCTTTTTTAGATAATGTTTGGTGTCCGTATGGTGTTTTCTGACTCGGGGACTAGATTTACTTTTTAAATCTTTTTCATAAACTGATTCTGTTAATTGGGTAAATTCTTGATTAATTCTTATTTCATTCACTATCATTATTCACCTCTTAAAAATTTGTATTGTTTCGCATATTCAGTTAAAATTTTCTCTGGTCGGTGATCATCAACCTCCCAAACCTTTTGCCTCTTCATTCTCGAACCAGATCTTTTTATAATAGTGTAAAGAACCAAGAGGTATTTATCCTCACTTTCTCTCTCCAATGTAAGAAATGCAATTTCATTTCGCATCCTTCCAGGAACTTCTAACGATAAGAATATGTTAGGTCCCTTTGGAATGATCGTATCATTTTGTATGTTTTTCTTTTCTTCTTCAGCAAGCTGATCACATATTTGTCTAATCTTATCTGTGTCATTATCTTCTTTGAGTTCGTTAAGCAATTCTTTTAAAATTCCCACGAATTACCCTCCTTATTTTTTCACATAGTATCGTCTGTCTCTAGTGTCTAACCAATCAACTCGTTCAAACGGAACAGATCTCCACCCCTTCTTTTCCAAGTCATAAACATGCATGATCTTATTTTTTTGAATCAACTTCAAAATTTGTTCGATGTTGACTTTTTTGGGATGATCTCTTCTTGGAATTTTATCAAAGTCAAGAGTGCATCTCATGGTTCTATCTGACCCATCCTTCTTTACAAACTTTATAATAACATCTTTTTCATCATATATCTTTTTCCAGAACATGACAGCAGATACTATAATATCAGAATCTGTCTTATCTTTCTTTTCAGGCATGATTTACTCCTCCCGTATATCTAGATGAACTAACTCTTTTATTTCTAATTCTTCAGAATCAATAATTTGACTCATTAAATGACAAGTATGATTACATAACTCACAATACATTTTTTTATCTGTCGTAATACATATATGAGCAAAAGGCGAGATTTTATTAATATCATCTTTTGTAAATATCTCGTGCGCCATGACATGTCTTGGAGTCACAGTACCTCGTATACGAAGACATAATCTAATCGAACCATCAGCATCAATTGTAATATTATGTAAATTCTTTTCAATACCGCAATCCATATTTGATGGTAATGCTTCGTAAATTTTAGGTAACAATTTATCTTTCATATGGATATTCAAATCGCTTTTTAAAAGCATATCAATTTGATCTTTAGCTTCTTCTTGACTGACCAGAAGTTTTTCATCTGTGATATTTGAGAAATCATAATATGGATTTTTAGCAATGTCAATAAATGTTACATCACTATTAATACCTTCATCACTAAGATGTTGAACTAAAGCAAATAGGTTGTGAATACTAGCTTTCATTACAGTTATTTCAGCTACAACATCTTTAATATTATGCTTCATTTCTATTAATCGTGCCATCCCCCAAACGCTTTTCAAGCCAGTGCTTTTATCATATTTTCTACCAAATTCAGTTTTAATAGCAGGCGATTTTCTATTATCTAACTTCACATCGAAAATCGGATCAACTGAACTTGTAAACCCTTGGATATAGTTAGTCTTTTCAAAAAGAGTTTTTATTAAAGGTTGAATTTCAGTTACATTATTGCTTATTATTGTATAGTGAATATCATTCTCATTACAGAAATTTATTATTTCTGGTAGATCTTTCCGTAACATGGGTTCGCCGCCATAAAAGATGTTGAAGATTTCAGGATTATGTTTCTTGAATAATTTTAAACAATTAATTATATATTCTGTTGACATCTCATTTTTATGATAGTAATCCATATCTGGATATTCAGGGGGTTTATTTTTATAATTTTTAACTATAGCACAATATCCACATTTAAGATTACAACGTCTTGTTAATAACCAATTTACAATTCTAATTTTGCTCATATTGATTTCCTTTTATTAAATGCTTTGATATATTTTTCTCTAATTTTGGGATCTTCCCAAGCTTTAGAATTAGATTCGCTGAGTTTTCTTCTTTTTTCATCTGAGCATTTAACTCCATAATTTGGATTATTTTCACCTGCTAAAGTGCCAGCTTCTTTTAAATCATTCATATTGTCTTGATTGGTTCCAGCATATAGATGATTGGAATTTACACATGTTTTATTATTACATTTATGACAAACTAATAATTCATCTGGTATATTTTCATCAACATATAAAATATATGCAAATCTGTGGGCGGGATATATTTTTTGTTTACCAGACCAACAACAGGAGAACCCTCCAAACCTTCGACAGATTTTGAACCCATCCATTCCCAACATGAGTCTAATTCACCTATTTTAAAATTAGACTCAAATCTTTTTTTAATATATTCTTTTTCATAACATAAATTTTTTCGATATAACCTTCCACGGGAATTATGGCCTCTAATATATTCTTTTCCAATATTAACAATCTCACCACAACCACATTTACATTGATTGCTCATTAGTAATCTCCATCAACATATATTATTTGTAGTTGAGGTACTTTATCAACAAGTTGGTATATATCATAACTTCTTTCTATTACTAGAAAATGAACGGTACGACCTTCACCCAGATGAGTTAAGGCAGTATTATACCCCAATTCGCTTAACCTACCGACCTTTGGACCCATAACATTTTCAACCCAATCCAACTCTATGCCATAATTATGAAATGTTTTAAATTCATTTATTTGGTCTTTAGTAAAAGTTTCATCATAATCTATATCTGAACTACTAAGACCTTCTTGCCACAAGATAGTTCCCAAATCCATTGGATTGGCGCCTGAATCTAAAATAATATATGCGGTTGATGAACTGTTTGTTACAAAATCCGTTTTAATTTTCATACATATACCCCAGCATTAAATCCATAATTAATAAGATTTTCATATGTTAAAGTTGGAATTTCATCTTTGGGTATTTTAAATATAATTTCTATAGATTCTTGTAATGAATCCATAGTTCTAACATTAGGATTTCCAATAAGGATACTCACAGCAAGTTGTCTATGAAGATCACTTGGCCAGATTTTTCCTTTTGGTAATCCCATATCAATCATTGATTCTAGTAAATACATATTTCACCTCATAGTTAATGTCTCATCAGCTTCAAGATGATCCTCATGTTGATGAGATATAACATAAATTGATTTATCCATCTTCAACTTATTCAAAACTTTTGAAACATACGTTGCATTTTCATAATCTAACGCATCGAATATTTCATCAAACAATAAGATATTAAATTTCACATCTTGTAAGTTTGATTGTAAATCTCCAAGAGTCAAAATTGTAGCAATATCAATAATTCTTGTTTGTCCGCCGGATAACTGAACCCTTGAATTTGCTTTTGTTTGTGTGTCAATAACTCTAACTGAAATTTTATCTCTGAAGTCTCCTGCTTTTGTTTCATCCAATGTATCAAATGAAACTATATATCGACCATTTGTCAGCAGATCTAAATACTCAGTTATTTTTTTATTCATGAAAGGAATCGAGTCATCAATTAACATTGAAGGGATACCAGATGATGAATACCCAGTCTTCCAAAATTTATGTATCAGAATTTTCTTTGACAGCTGTGTGACTAGTTGTTGATTCTTTTCGATAGCAATTGTTAATTGTCTTTCTTTTTTGATATATGAGTTGAATTGTGTTTCATCGTATAATTCACTTTCTTTATATTCTATTTGACTATTAATAGAATCAATTTTTTGAGATAAAGTAGCAATCTTCGTACCCATCTCTGCGATCTTTTCCAACTCTTTCTCTTGGGCTTGCTTTTCATTGGCAAGTCTTTCTTCTTCTTCTTCTAAATCTTGTTTATTTTTAGAATGTTCCTGATTTACTTTATCCTTTTGAAAAGCCGCTGCCTCATTAACTTTGGTAATTGCTTTTTGCAATCTTGCATCAAGAGTTCTAGATTCCAGTTCTTGATTTAATGTTACCATTTTTATTTCTGATTTTACATCGGCAATTTTATCATGGAACATATCAGATGTTGAAGTTAAATGTTTTCTAATAACAAGTTCTTTTTCTCTTACCTCAGAAGCAATAGTTTGATTTTCTTCAATTTCAGATTGATACTTTTTCACCTTCATAATAAGTTTATCTACGACTTTATCTGTTACATCTTGTTCACAAGTCGGGCATGTTGAAAGATCTTTCTCAAGGACATTATGATTTATTTCAGAAATTCTATCCTCCAAACCGATATTTGCGGATGCAAGTTTTTCAATTTGTAATTCGAGTTCATGTCTATCTTTTTGATTTGATGTAACAAAATCATTTAAAGCTGTTTTTAACTCTGCTTCTTTGTTTTGAAGGTCAAGTTGAATGGTGTTTACATGATCTTTAATTTCTACTTTATTTTTATTAGCCGTTGCTTCTAACTCCATCTTTTTTCTTTCTTTATGATGTTGTAGTTCTTGGAGTTTTACAGAAGTATCTTTTTCTAAAACAGCAATCGCACCCTGAACTTGAGTTAATTTTTGAATAGTATTTTCTATATTTGGATCAACTTGTGTCTTAAGATGATCTGAATCAATTTCTAAAGTTCTTAACAATCTTTCATTATCATTAAGTGATTCCTTTAACAAGTCTATACTTTTCTTCTGCTCTTCAAAGAATTTTATCCTGGCGTTTGAAAGAAGTTGAATTTGCAATACTGCATCTTCAAGTAACCCTTCATCAATACCCAAGCGTTTTTGCAATTCATCAATGGCGTCTTCAAGTTCTTTTAGTTTCTTATCTGCTTGTTTATAATACATAATGTATTGCTCAAGCCCAAGAATCTTTCTGAATATTTCCTTTTTATCAGAATCCACAAGATCTGTAAAGAAATCTTTTACCTTTTGCCCAAACATTAATGTATTCATGAATGCTTTTTGAGAACAGAGCAATCTTTCAAGTTCAGGCAACACTTCTCTATGCCCCTTTTTTGTATCAACTCCATTCTGATTGAGGATTACTGTATTCCCCAACTTTGTATATTTATGATAGCGGGTAACAGTATATTGATCCTCATTAATTTTAAATTTGACCCACGTCTTACAATTTTTTCCAACTATGTTATTAACAACATCGTCTCCTTTTGCTTTCTTACTTGTAATCCCATATAGAGAAAAAGGGATGGCATCTAACGACATAGTTTTTCCAATACCATTTGGACCTGTTAATAAAGTTAATTTATTATTTGGAAATGGTAATAACATGGGATCAATATATGGTCCAAAATTTTCCATTCCTACTTCTTGAAATTGAACATCCCGCATTATATTCTCCTTTATTTATTATTACATTTCATATCATTATAACCGCATCCTTCTATTTGGTGGGTTTCCTCATGACAATTTTTACAATAAGTAATAACTTTGTCAAGATCAGCAGATTCAAGCGGCTCCCATCTAATTCCTTCTATGTGGTGACAATGAAGTTCAACTTCTAATTCATCTTGATGTTTTTTACATTTTTGGCAAGTATAATCATCAATTTCAAATCTCATCTGACGTAGTTCAGGTTGAACTTCTCTTGAATAATCTGGTATATAATATTTTGGGTATTTTGATCTGTTAAAAACAGAACATTTTTGTTTACATATATCAGAACAATATATTCTACACTCTCCATCTGAAGTTCCTTTTATTGATCTGACACGATTTCTAATACTCTTAACATCAGGAATAAATCTTTTTTTACACTGATTACACAAAACTGTTAAGATATTTTTATCCTTCTTATCTCTCTTTGGGCGTTCTTCAATTGTAAGTTGGTTAGCATATGTAATATATAAAGGAATATTATTATCTGTATATTTTTTCTTCCAGTAACTATGATTTTTTTCTGCTATTGTTGCTACACTTATCTTACTTTTAGTTTGAGAAGATAATTTTCTTTTAAAATTGGGGTGTCGTTTTCCTTTTTTTGCTAAACTCATTTTTAATCTAGTTTTAGATGATGCTTTTTTTCCTTTGTGGGATCTAGATATTTTCTTTTTATGTTCTTCAGATAAAACCTTATCTTTATTTCGATTGCCTATTTTATCTTTTATATATTGACATAGCGATACATTTTTACTACAACACCATTTACCATTTTTAAATTGAAATTTTGCTTCTTGACCACAACCATACTCACATAAAATCGCCACCCTTCCTCCTTATATTTCACATGAATTAATTAAATCACTTCCTATTTTGAAGTATTCTTCTATTTGATCTTTTGGTATTTGCTTTATTTCTAAATATCTTTTGAGTATATCATCTCGAGACATTGAAGATGAGATTCCCCTATCAGTAATATCTTGTTCAGTTTTATCAATTACATTAAACTCGCCGGCAACCGATGTAAGATCAACTTTTTCTTTCATTATTACTTTGATATGATCCCCATCTTGTTTTGCTTGTCTGGCAAGTTCAAACACTTCGTCTTTATTATCAGATGTTAATTCAAATTCAATATGTTTTTTGTACTGAGTTAACGGAATGCTTTGAACATCCAGGGTATCTGAATTAATAATTAAAAATCTTTTTTCATCACCTTTCTCGCCCCAATCTAATTGAATCAATGAACCTACATAATAGAGTCTAAGATCCTTTGTAATTATTTCTTGGGGTTTATGATAATGACCGAGCAAAACTAATTCATATCGTCCAATAAGATCTTTTAAAGCAACGTCTGAAACAATACTTAATCCTGAATTTAAAACTCCTTCATTCAAACCAAAATGTGAAATTAGTATTTTAGCAGTATTTGCTTTTACAACCATAGGAGTCATATGTGAGTAGGGAATAAACATAATATCTACACCGGGAGATTTTAGATGAAAACTAAAATCTTTATGACCTATCCAAGTTACATTGCTTACGTTGTCTAAAGGACGAAGAGCCGAGACTGCAGTTTCAGACTTTCCCGATAAATCATGATTTCCGTCAATAACATAAAAGTCAAGATCCGGATGATCTTCAAAGAAATCTAACATTAAGTCTTGAGCGATTGCATATATTACAGATTTTCCATGAAGAGTATCCCCACCAATTACAACAGAATGAATTCCATTTTCTTTACAATATTGAGTTACTTCATACAATGCAGTTTTTATACTATGCAATCGCTCTGGTAGATTAAACTCATCTTCAATTTTATCCTGACCATATCTTGAAAAATGAATGTCTGCGATAAATGCAAATTCCATTATGGCTTCTCCTTTTTAATAAAGTCTTTTAATATACCAGTTAAATCAATACTATTTGATAAGACTTTCCAAATTCTTTCTTCTGGAATTCCTTTTATAACATTTCCATTGTCGCTGGGAATATCTACATACTCAAGAACAAAGTCGTGATTTTCACATATATGTAAACAAGTGCTCCATGCTTCCCAAGTAACATCTCCATAACCATCATAAGGATAAATTCCTTCATTGGTTTCCTTTAATTCTTCAAACATCATTTCCACTTCATCAACAAGTTTATCTAACTCATCTTGTACACATAAGGGAGTCTCAGATATATTATCTGAAATTGTATTATATGCTCCAAGTATTTCAGATTTATGTGGATAATATTGATTTGGAATAAAAACTATATAAGCTGTTGATGAACTATTTGTTACGAAGTCTGTCTTTACTTTCATCTAAACACCTCTCTACCTCAGCAACCACAAAATCAACATAGTCTTTACATACACTTTTATCATCAAGATTTCTTGTACATGTTACTTTAACTAGACATATAATACAGGGACTTAGTTCATATTCTGATATTTTCTTTCTAACTATGGTCATAGTCGACATCCTCCCTTCTAATCCCAATTTTTTTAAAATACCATAACATGTCAAAATTATCCATTGATGTCCATCCTTCAATAGTTGTTTCACTTTCTGTAATATTCCATGCCCCTCTTTTACCCCATCTTCCTCCAACATATAATTCTATCCCTTCATGTTTTGCAATAAGTAATCCGATCTCTAAATGATCATGAAGAAGATCAATTTGACAACCACTTAGACGTTCTTTCAATATTACAAACGACGCGGATGAACTATTAGTTACAAAATCTACTTTTAGTTTCATTTGTTTACCTCAAATACTCACAAAATCTCCATGTGAAACTTTTTGAACTTCCTCCCTCACGAAGAATGTAATCAAACACATGGCCAATTAAAGTTCCGTCCTCATCACCAAAAATTGAATATGTTGGATGCCCTGGTTTAAACTCTATATTATTATCTTTTGCTGATTTGATCATATTTTTCTTATTGTATCTAGATTCCGTTTCATACCAATCATATTGTCTTAAAAACATTTCAAGCAACTGTGGATTTTCTTTAACAAAGTCCACCAATGTTTTTTTGATACCACTTGTGTTTGTAATAATAAATGCAGTTGAACTGCTATTAGTTACAAAATCTGTTTTTAGTTTCACTATTTCCCCTTTATTATATCTATTGCAATCCCTTCATCAATACTTAATAGTTTATCATCTTTAAATAATAGATATTGAGTTTCCCATTCTCTCTCTTTATAAAAATCATTCCTTTTATAGAATGTGTTACTCATGTCAGTACAACCATAATCAATAAGATCAATTACTGATGGAGTCTTTTTATTCTTAATTTTCCTTGTGATTCTTCCAGTCAATTGTTTGATATTTGAAATTGGAGAAGTCATGATTAAACAATCTTTCCAGGGTGCATCAATACCATCTCTACATTTTCCGGGTGTTGCAAATGTCGTTTTATACTTTAATGTCTCCAACCCTCCGTTGGCACAAAACTTTGATTTATCATTTGATGGTAGCCAGTTATAAAGGTCATCAATATATTTAATCCTTTCAACCATACAGATTAAGTCCCTTTGGTCACTTAAACGGGTTAATAACCCCCTCACGACTCGTTTAAGAGGTTGTGATTTAATAAGCATATTAAGATAGCGTGCTCGTTGGAACGACCCTCCCCAGCGAATATACTGATACCTGCGTGGTGTATCTATCTCATAATCCAGAAGGATTGCTGTAACTTTTGCTTTCATAGTTCCAGTTGCATCATCGTCTTCAAATATTTCTCCAAGATGAAACCGAATGATATCTTCATTGCCATCATGTCGATATGGAGTTGCACTTAAACCATATGTATATTTTGATGGCATGTGAATTGAGCACTCTGAAAATGTTGGTGCTCCGACTGATGTATGAACTTCATCGGCAACGAAAACACCAACATTTGCTTTGTCTAATGATGTCAAGAACTCTTTTCTCTTTCTCTTTAATAATGATAAAAAGGTTTGAGTTGTTGCAATTATGATAGATTGTTCTAGGTCAGTTTCAAATGTTGCACTTGTCAGTCTTGCTATATCATCATCTTTCAAATTTGTAAATTGTAAAAATCTGTTTCTCCATTGCTCTGCGAGAGAATCACGATGAACTAAGATAAGAGATTTTACTTTTCGTTCTGCAATCATATATATTGTGATGACTGTTTTTCCAACACCAGGATCAAGTTGTAAAATGGCACTTTCGTTGTTCATTAAATGGTCGATTGCCTTCTGTTGAGATTCACCTCTTGGGGTAATGGTATGTTTAATCTTAATGGGCTTACCCTCATGCCTGTAGTCATCAATTAATAAACTCCAAAAATACGTTTTAATTGGGAAATGCCTTGGTATCAAAAGAAACTTTTCTGATTCCACATAGAATATATAAAATGTATAAGCGGAAGTATTGTAGGATTTAACTCGCCTCTCCAATGCTTCTTTCACTTGTATATAAGCAGAATCGTATTGAAGACTTTTTGGAATTAAGATCCCAGAACGTCTTTTAATAATTTCCATTTTATTCCTCTATATATGTTGCCTTGGACTTTTCATTTTCATATACTGTTACATAATCTATTTTGACAAGCGGGTGTCGTGCTTCTAATTCATATTTGATATTCTTATAAAATCTTTCAGATAATTTCTCTGCTGTTGGATCGTGTCCCATTAAAAGAACATTTGTCCCTATTTTTCTTAGATGTTCAGCAATTTCAAAATCTGTTTCATTTAGAAGTGTACAATGATCTAAACCATCAAGAAACCCATTTACTATAGAGCTAAGTTCTGAAAAATCTATAACCATATCATTCTCATTAAGCAATTCAGCTTTGACTCCAACTAGCACAGTAAAATTATGACCATGAAGTGAAAAACAACGACCTTTATGTTTACTTAATCTATGTCCAATAGGCAATGTAAAACTTTTTTCAATTTTATACATAATGACTCCTTAACTTGTTAATAATATATTTCTTTTTACTTCAGATGCCATATGATTATGATTTCCATATCTACCAGGTATTGAAGTATAGGGTGGAGCGTAGTGAGTGTGAGCAATACTTTGTTCCACAGTCACCGTTGCCTGAATTCCTACAGTATACATTATAGTTTTAATTTCAGCCATTAACATCTGAACATTCTGCATTGCTATCCTATTTTTGAATTCTTCATCTGGGGGACGAGGAGATGGATTACCTGTCATATTATCAATCCAATCCACCTCTCCTCTTCCGCCACAATGATTGCAGATATTT